GGGTCTAATAATTGTGCCATTTTTGTTTTCCTCTGTTTCTAATTCTTTAATATAAATATAGTTCTTTTTAAAAAATAGTTAGTTCCCCCAAAAATATTAGGGGAACTGAACCATTATTTATATACTATTCTGGAAATGCTGCTCCAGTTGGTAATACATTGAAATCAAGAACTATAAATTCTGCTGTTTTAGCAGGTTGTAAGAATATCTCTCCAACCATTATATTTCTATCAATTACATCTGGTGTGTTGTTGGTTTCATCCATCTTCACTCTAAATGCGTATAAACCTTGTCTTTGTTGAATTGATTCTAAGTAAGGATTAACGATTGATAAGAATCTATTTCTCGTAGCTGCTGTGTTGTTTTCGAACACTAAGTAACGAGTAGATGATGCGATGAATTTCTTCACTGCTATTAACAATCTTCTTACATTGATTCTATCCAATGCTGATGGTTTTGCTTGTAATGTTTTCTGTCCAAATACAGTTACACCCTGACCAGGGAATGTTGCGATAGGATTCAATCTACCTTCGTAAAGTGCATCTCTCTCAACTCTAGTCAATCTTGTCTTAGCTTCAATTACTGAAGTTAATCCACCTCTATTTAATCCAGCAGGTGCGAACCATTCGGCTGCAACTTGGTCATTAAATGCTATAACACCCGGAAGTACTACAGATGGCGGAACCCAAACAGGTTTATTTTTATCAGTATTAAGTATCTTAACCCAAGGGTAATAAGATGCTACATAATTTGAATCAAATGCTTGAACAGCGTTAACTGCCGTAGATATTGAATCACCCCATGCAGATGCATCCATAATAAAGAATGTATCTTGTCTATCTTCACACATATCTTTAGCGAATGTTGTTACTGCTGAATGTAATCTGTGGATAACACCCGGTAATACTAACATATTGATATCAAATTCATCAGGATTAGATACAGCGTTAATTGCTTTTCTGTATGCTAATGTACCTGCTGCTGTGTTAGATGATAAATTATATCCTTGCGTATTTCCTGCTGAAATATTATTTTCTAATGAAACAACTCTATTTGGTTTGAATCCATCAAAACCACCTTGAAATGGTACTAAGAACTTACGAGAGTTAATCGAAGTATTAGCATCATTCAATGATATTGCTGATGAGTTCGGTGATGCTGATGATGGGTAGTTAGCCCCAGCGTCTTGATTGTAATCACCTAAATAAAATGCCGTTCCTACAACTGCTCCAACCTTTGGTGTTGGTGATAGGAAGTTTCTATTATCTGTTCCAGCGAAATCAAAATCATATCCCCAAAATTTCTTAGGATTATAAGATGCGTTGATTTGTTGTGCTGCTACAAAAGATGGACTAGGTAATGCAAATGCTGTTCCAAATGGATTTTGTATTGCTCCGAATCCGAAAGGTACTAATGATTCATCAATTGCTTTGTTCTTAACTGCATTTGAAGCTTCAACTCTAATATTTTCTGAATTGTTAGCGTAATCACCATTAGTTGATAATTTACCATCATCATCTACAGTAATGTACTTATCACCAATTACTCTTACAATGTAGTTTGGTGAATCAGGGTCTAAGTTAACACCTTGGAAGGTTTCAACTAAATTAGGTCTGATATCTGAATCAACTACTCCTACAAATGGTGAACCAGCAATCTTATCTTGGTCAACTCTTCTTACTATTACAGTAAATGAACCATACTCAGAACCTGGCACTGTACCAGCTGGTTTAACATCTTGAATACCAACTTTAAATTCGTAGTTAGTTGCTGAACCATGTGATAATGTGTGGAACTTAAATAAGTTAGTAGTGTTACCACCAACTTTTTGTGATGTAATAAATGGTGTTGATGCTTCAGTATATGCTTTTCCGTAATCAATATCTTTAGCTTTATCCAATGTTACTACTGGAATCTCAGCTGCTTTTGCAAATGATGCTGATTGGAATGTTTTAAAGTTACTTAAAACATAAGCTTCTTCAGAACCTCTTGGAGAAAATCCAAATGATTTTGTGTAATACTCATCAGCTGTCGGGTTTAGTGATGCTGAATATGATTTTGTTGTAGCTTCAGAACCATCTACTGTTAATGTAAATATCGAAGCTGATACTTTAGCAGCCGTTCTGTGGTCTACTATTAATGCATCATCAAATACATCTGTATCTGATACGATTTCATGTGTTGGGTGTAGTACTGCTACTACTTTAGCACCATGTGATGATGATACTGTCAACGCTATTGGGTTTTCAAGTTTGTACCCGTCTTTTCCTAATACTCTAACGATTGTCGCTGTACCAGCATCTTCTAAATAAGCTTGTGCAGTATATGGTAGGTATGAATCTTCTGTCAATCCACCGAATACTTGTTGAAACTCTTGAAAAGATGATACTGTTGTTGGAACGAATGCTGGTCCTTTTACTGCTGAACCTACTAATGCTGCTCCAATTTCGCCAATCCCTTGAGGTAGAAATGACAAGTCCTTTT